GTTCAACCAGTTGCGTCTAGTAATGTTGCTACGCCTGGTTGTGAACAACATGTTTATATTGATCGTATTATTTGGATGAATCAAAATTGGCAACAGGCAATTGTGGCTGCTAGATATAGACCTAATCGTGAGATTGAAGCTAAGGAAGCCATACCCAAAGATAAGGAGTGGTCCTATAGATGGTGTTACCAAGTTTGTAAAACTGAATTGCCAAAAGATACGTGTGCTTATCTTGCTTGCAATGTTAGAGATAAGGTCTCAACATTATGGCAGGAGATTAAGACTGGTGTTTGTGGATTCTTTTATAAACATGGTATGCTCATTGCACTTGTTCTTGGTTCATTGTTGGCTTTGGCTTGTACCGTTGTTGGTATTGGAGCCCCTATAGCTATAGTTATGAATCACCACTGTTTGACGACTGTGTTGATCGAGAAAGCTTCTGAAAATGAAGCCGATATGCAGTCATCATCACGCGGTCACATGGCTAAGATGAATAAGATTAAGGTCTCATATCATAATGATAATGAGATAGAGTTGTTGGAGACTAAAGAGGATGATGAAACGATCCTTACTATAAAAACGTTCGCTGAGAAAGCGTATTCATCTTTGTCCGAGAAGGCAAAGGTTGAGTTTCAAAACAAGTTTACTGATAGTTTAGATAGACAAGTCGCTAAGATATCCGGCAATATGAGAACCCTTCATTTTTATTATAAGAATGAAGGTCGTATGTGCGAGGCCCTAATATCTGGTAGACGTGTTTACATGAATAAACATTATTTTGCTTGCTGGGGTACCGATTTTGATACCCTGGAGATTGTTAATGGTGACGAAGCCTGTGTCACTTTATCAAAACACGAAGTCCAAATTTATCTGGACCCTACTAATAGAGATTATGCATGTTTCGATTTGCCTAATAATGTCAATGCTCTTCCTAGTTTAAAGAGATATATGGTTGAAAAGAATAATTATGAAAACCAGCTAGGAAAACATGAAGTTGCTCGTATCCACCGTTTAAGTACGGGTGGGCGAGTGACTCATAGATATGCTTTAGGCAAAGGAACTGCTCGAGGAGTTGTTAAGACTTATCAAACAAAGTTAGCAGGTGATATTCCATATGAGTTACATCTTGGGAGTCACAC